TCCCCCTGCCACAAAGTACGTGACAGGCGGATGTTTCCCGGATTATTGTTCCTCAGTCCTCTGGTCATCTTTCTGCTCCGTTTCTTTCTGTTCAGGTACCTCAACCGCTTTCTCTTCCTTAGCGGCTTTCGGGGCTTCGGGTGCCTTGGTCTTGGGTTTCTTGGCAGGTTCCGGCTCCTTGATTCCGGCAAGCTTGCGGCTTACCAAATCATCCGCACGTTCCTGGTCTACCTGCAACTCCGCACCTACCGGATATTGCGTCTTGTGGTCGTACTTGTCCTGGAAGGATTCGAGGACAATCACTGTAACTTTGTCTTTCTTTGCCATAGCTGCACCTCCTTACCCTTCTGTTACAAATTTGAATGCACCGTCGGCGCGCCAGTCCAGTGCGATGAACTCCTCACCGAAGCCGATCTGCGTGTCCGCCTTCATCAGCATCTTGAAGAAGTAGAGTTCGCTGGCATTCGCCCACTTGTCAATCTGAATGACGTTTTCGTCATCCTGCAGGTTGACAGCTGCGAAAAGGTTGCCGTTCATACCGCTGTCGCAGAGGGTGGCGACGATCAAGCCTTGCGGCCATTGAGTCAGCACCTCGAACGGAATGCCCTTGTAGCGTTCCTGGTTGATATCCGTAGGGGCGGTACCTTTATTGGCGAGTTGCGTCAGTTCGTCATCGTACTGGTCGAAGTCTTCCACAGACATCAGGATGCGCAGGTTCGGATTCTTACGCATGGTTACGGGAATCTTGGCACGCAGTTCCTTGAGACGCGCCAGCATGGTAGTGCCGACGGTCTTCACCTTCACGACATCCGCATTCTTGGCAGCCTGCGTCAGAATGCCGTCCATCAGGTAGGCATCACCGGTGTCTTTGTATTCGCCGTTGATATACTGGTAGCCCAGCTCGTTGCCCACTTGCTTCAACAGTTCACTCAACAAGAGGCTCTGAATGTTGGGGGGAAGCTGACGGAAAACGAGTTCACCCGTAGGCTGGAAGGGACGCCAGATGTGCTCGAAGGCACGAGGGTTGAAGAGGGTAAAAGCCATCATGTCTTTCGGCACGAGCCTTTGCTCGCTGTAGGTAAAATCTCCCTTGCTGTCATCCTTAGTAGGGTCTTCTTTTCGTTTTTGCAGCATGGCACCCGTTTTTACGCGGGGGATGCTGATGGAGCTGTTAATGCCCGGAATGACCATAATCAGCCCTCTGCCCACCAGTTCGTTGCCGGTAGTGGCAAGGGTGAGGGCGGTTTCCTGTAATTCACCACCATACTTAGTGGTATTCAATCCTTGAATTGCCATAATTTCATTTATAATTTAGTCATTTACAATTTATTGCTGTCACATTTTCACTTTCTGCCGTCCGCGGATTTGCGGGGCACTGCCGGCGCTACGCACGCTGCTGCCGACATTCTTGCCAAAGTAGGAGCTACCGCCCAGTTTGGTATTCTTGGGGTTCTTGATCGGTATCATAGCGCGTCATTTTTTAAGATTTTCACGAATTTCCCTCATCCTCTTTTGCCAAGGGCTTTCGCCTTCACCGCCCGCAGGGACTTCCAGTTTGTCCTTCAGCATCTTCTTCGGCTTCAACGCCTTCAGGGCGCTCAATCCGTTTTTGAAGTCAGCCTTCAGAATGTTCTTGTAGGTGTCCTTCTGGTCGGCACCGATACGGCCGTCCGTCACGGCATCCGTCACTGCGGTTTCAATCCGCTCTTCTTCCTGCTGTTTCAGCTGCTCTTTCAGTTCGCCATTCTCCTTTTCCAGATCATCGGCTTTGTCCGCTTTCTGAGCAGTCTCGCCAAGCATGGCCATCACTGCCGCTTCGTCAGCACAGTTGGCGAAACGGGGAATTGTCTTAAAGTCTTCCAATTTCATTTTATCGGGGTTTTGTGGCTGTTGCTCCTGCTCCAGCCGGTTAGTAAATATGCGGTAAATATCGTCCGTGGTGCTCTCATCGGGTACGGCTTCCACGTCGTAGATGGCATCGATCAGTCCCAGCTGCAAGGCTTCGTCGGCTTTCAGCCAGTGGTCGGTACCGTCGAAGTAAGCATTCTTTATCTCTTCCTTATCCTTGCCGCAGCGTCCGCCGATGATTTCGGCGATGGTGTCTTCCAGGCTCTCGATGGTGGAGATCATATCCTGCAAGTCCTTCTTATTGCCGTAGCAGCCGCCACTGACGTTGTGCAACATCATGCGGGCATAGCGGCTCATCTCCACGCGTTTGCCGCAGAGGGCAATGACACCGGCTATGCTGGCGGCGATGCCGTCTATATAGATGGTGACATTGCTCCGGCACTGGCGGATGGCGTTGAAGATGGCGATGCCGGGGTAAACGTCACCGCCGATGGAGTTGATACGGATATTCAGGTTCTCATAGCCCGCGTCTAGGTACATCAGTTCGTTCACGATGTCGCGGCTGGCTATCTTACCCTCACCGCCTTCGTCGCTGACTTCTCCATAGAGCAGCAGGCAAGCGGTCTTTTCGTTTAATATGGATTTAAAAACAGTCATGCGTTTCCGATTATTTGCGGCAAAGCTATGTCTATAAGGATAACCGCACAAAAAAGTGTGTAACGGTTACGAGCAGGTATGTAAACCTTGCGGCATAGTTTGTAACCGCTCCGCGCTTTTTTCCTCTTCCCGTCCGGAGTAATGACCTTTGCGTAAACTCTAATTACAGAATTATGGCAGATTTAACCGCACAACAGAAAAAGGACTATGCCCGCACACTCTACCTGAAGGACAATCTTACCCAGCAGGAAATAGCGGACAAAGTGGGTGTATCGCGAAAGACCGTCAACCGGTGGGTGACAGTGGAAAAATGGGAAGAGATGAGGGTCGGCATGACGCTTACCAAAGAGCAGCAGGTGGCCAGCCTTCACCGGCAGGTGGCGGAGATCAACCGTATCATCAGCCAGCGGGAAGAAGGAAAACGCTATGCCACCGCGGCCGAGGCCGACACGCTGAACAAGCTGGCAACAGCCATCAAGAAGATGGAAACCGACGTAGGCATTGCCGATATCATCAGCGTAGGCATGAAGTTCATCAACTGGCTGCGTCCGTTCGATCTGGACAAGAGTAAAGAGTTCCTTCGGTTGTGGGATGCTTTTATAAAGGATAGCCTGTAACTAATTAAGAATGAAAAATTAAAAGTTATGGGAACACAGAATCAAAGGGACAGGGACGCGCTCCGCGAATGGGCGGTGTTCTATGAAGCCGGGCTTCGCCGCCAAAACTCGGATGTGAACCTGACGCAGGCACAGATAGCC